GGTATATTCGGGAGAAATCCTGTTTTTAATTCAATAGATGCTAGTCAATGGATTGGGGTTCCTCACAACATTATTATTGGGAATACTCGACAAACATTAACTGGCTCAACAAGTGAAACTGAGATTGCCACCTTTACAATGCCAGCAGGTAGCATGGGTGCAAATGGTTGGTTTAGGTTTAGAACCTTAATCAGCACAACTGATAATGGTAATAATAAAAATGTTAGAATTACTATGGGTGGTTCTGATATTGTAAACAGTACAGCAGGGTATACTGACGAAGAAACAACAACCCGAATTACTCAGGTGTGGAATAGAGGTGCAGAAAACTCACAGGTTCTTATGGGTGCAACTGCTGCTATTGATCCAAGTGAAAGTGGTGCTGCTTTAACAACGACATCTATTAATACTGCCAATGACGTTGTGTTTAGTATTAAGGGAACACTAGCTGATGCTACTGATAGTATTCACTTAGAAGCATTTTCATTTGAGGTTTGTTACATTCCTTAAGATTAAAAACAAAACACGAAGGGTAAAATAAATGGCTAACGTAACAGCAGCAATCACAGCACAAAATAACTTTACTGACAAATTTGAAGTTGTCGGTCACTTTAACTTATCTATCTCAGGTACTTTTGTAGCTAATGTAGTAGTCCAACGAAGTTTTGACGGTGGTAGTGCATGGCTAGATACAGACACTTTTACAGCACCATACGAGGGTGTGGGCTATGATGCGGAAAAACTTTTCTATCGTGTCGGTGTAAAAACAGGAGGCTTTACCTCAGGTACAGTCAATGTTCGTCTATCAGACAACAAAGACTTTTCCTCTAAAGATGTCTTCGTGGCTTAGAGTTAGATATGGAAGGTAATTGGCATCTTAGTAAGACAGTACCTGTAACTCTGGTACTGGCTATCGTTGCACAGACAGTAGCTCTTGTCTGGTATATTTCTAGTTTAGACAGTTCTGTAAAAGCAAATGCAAGAGACATCATTCGTAATGAAACTCGTTTAGGAACTCTTGAAACTATTGTTCAAAGTCAAGCTGTAACTCTTGGTCGTATGGATGAAAACATAAAAGCTATTAGACTATCAGTTGAAAAAATGGCAAATAATTAATATTGACATATGTTTAGAATTGTGGTATAATGGCAACACTAGAGCAAATAAGGGATGCTGCTGAACAAGACTTAGTAACTTTTATTAGGTTAGTAGCACCTGAACAAGTTTTAGGCCAAAGCCATGAAGATGTATGTAACTGGTGGACAAGAGAAGATTATAAGACTCACCAACTGTTACTATTTCCTCGTGACCACGGCAAGTCAAGACTTATAGCCTATAGAGTTGCATGGGAGTTAACCAAAGACCCTACATTAAGAATATTATATATTTCAGCTACAGCTAACCTTGCAGAAAAACAATTAGGTTTTATTAAGGGTATACTAACGTCAGATACTCATAGGAGATACTGGCCTGATCATGTTAATGCTGATGAAGGTAAACGTACTAGGTGGACTAACTCAGAGATTATGTTAGATCACCCAT